GTAGACGCTAAAGACTTAAAAGTTGGTTTTGAAAAAATGATTAATGTTTTAGAAAGAACTGGCAGACTTGCAAACTTAAATAATCCTGGTTTTGATGGAGCTGGAAAAGCATCAAAATCAGTATTAAAAGACTTAGCAATGATGAAAACTTTTAATCCTATGGTAAGACTTGCAACAAAGTGGGGTGAGTTTAAAGCTGGTAGAGCTTGGGAAGAATTGGCAAATGTTTTCACACAAGATAACTCAGTAGAAGCATTGGTTCAATTAGCAAAAACAAAACCAGATTCCAAAAGAGCAACATTAAGAGTGTTGCAAATTGTAGATGCTTCTCAAGGTATTCAGTCTGAACCCTTGACCGAAAATGACGAAAGACAACTTTATTTAGAAGAGATCAGTCAAAAATAATAAACCATGTCCAGAAAGACGGAAAGAGTTGGTCGTAGTGGCGAATTCTTGACCGCATCAGTTCTAGCCAAAGTCTCCGATACAGTTACAGTCATGCCTCACGCAGCCGAAGCTGATGTCATCTTTGAGTGGAATAACCATTTAATTAAGTGCCAAGTAAAAACAAGAAACAACATTGAGAAAGGTGGAATATCTTGGCGGTTTGATTTACGCAGAGGATCACACACTAAGAATAGAAAATATAAAGAAAACACGTTGGATGTTTTTGCACTACTGTCTGTTCCATACAATACCATTTACTTCTTACCTTTTAATAATTGCAAAAAACAATCAATTTGTATATCAGATGAAATTATGAAAAATCTTAATTCGTTAGATAGTTTGCAGAGAGCCATGAATAGTATTTCATGGATTAATACTGACAGACATATGACAAATGTTGATCTATTTGACGATGATTCATTGGATGTAATAGGCTAGTTATTGGCTTAAAACAGCCATTAGGGTGTTTAGCTCAGTTGGTAGAGCATCTCGTTTACACCAATATAAATACATATCATTGCAAATCACTATACATCATTAATTCAGGGAAACGCTTGCAAAAGTGTCATACTTGATTCATTATCAATACTATAAATACACAAACAACACCTAAGTGTTGTCAAATGTATGACAAATGAAAACTGAAACTGGAACATTTACAGATTTATCTAAAACTCTAGGGAGATGTGTGAGTGTGGCAGACAGTCCTTGTATTGGCATTTGTTCTTGTACGCAATGGGGTGATGATCGTTGCAAGGGATGTGGAAGAACACAAACCGAAATAAGGGATTGGGGAACTTTCTCTAAGACAGAGAAAAAAATAATTAACTTGCGTAATGCGTCAGAGCATTACGACATTAGACATCTTAAACGAGGAGTAATAGATGAAGTACAAAAACGACACGCAAATACAAGCACTTAAAATATACCCAACTGGTTATTACGTTTACTACAGAATTAATGGTAAGCGTAGAAGTATGAAGTTGGGATCTCTGGACTTGCCTATCAAGGTTGCAAGAAACCTAGCACAAAAGAACTTGGGCCTAGTAGCTACTGGTACTGATCCAATGGACAAGAAGAACAAGCTAACACTAGATGAGGCGTTTGCTAACTATGTGCAAAAACTTACCAACAAAGGATCAAATAGTGCAAAGCAATATATCGCCATTTATGAAAAAGATATTAAGAAACAATTTGGTCATAAACATTTAGATGAGATTTCTGACAGCGAGATACAAACACTACATGACAAGGTTACTCAACGTGCGCCAATAGCAGCTAACAAATGCCTGGAAGTATTAAAAGCAACTTATCGTCATGCCAAGATTAAAGACCACCCAATAGACGGAATAGAAAAAAACCCAGAGGCTAAACGTAAACGCTATCTAACCGAAGAAGAATTAGCTGGTGTGGTTAGAATATTAAACTCTAAATCTAAAATACCAGAGCTGACTAACTCAGTTGCATTTGTTTGGTTGTTAATATTAACAGGTGCAAGGTGTGGCGAAATATCATCGGCTCAATGGTCAGACTTGCAAGACAATAAACTTACATTAAAAAACCATAAGACTATGCGATATGGTGATGACAGAGTAATTTATTTATCTAAACAAGCCATGAATATTATTAATGGTTTGCCGAGAACAAGTGGCACGATAGTTGGCATCGGTAGTCCGAGAAAGTTTTGGGATGGAATTAGAAAACAAATCAATGCACCAGATTTAAGGTTGCATGATCTTCGACATAGCTACGCATCTTTTGGCATTGGTTTGGATATGAACCTAAGTATGGTCGGTAATTTGTTGGGCCATAGAGATATTGCAGCGACTCAACGCTATGCACATATCCATGAAAAAGTGTCAGTTGAGAACGCACAGAAGATTGGCGACCATATTCAGAAGATTATTATGAATGGCTAATTTTTGGTGGTTTTAGACAAAAACGGATTCACACAAAGCTCATGGTGGCGTTTTGTTGGCTTGGTCTAAAGTTTACTATTGACCAAGCAAAGATGTTCTTAGAAACTATTTAAAGGATTAACAGAACAATAATGCTACAAACTAAGCCAACTATGGCAAATCTCATCATTTCTTCGTGGTTCATATTATTTTTTACAGCTCTTTGTAATGCTCAATCAATTTGTTGAGATACCAAGCAGCTTTCTCTAAGTCCTGGATATTTTCTTCTTTGTCTTTGTAACGATAAAAGTATTTCCAAATGTTGCCTTCTAAATAAGATGGAAAATTATTTGAACCAACACGATCTTTGATTAAATCAATACACTCTATCGCACCTTGATAGTGTGCAGGTTTGTTAACCATATCTTTTTCCCCTTTCATTGCTTGATTCCATTCTTCAGGTGTTGCGTTATCTATAGACATTTTTGCTCCATGTAAATTTAAAATTTTTTTTAAAAAAAGTTTATTTTATTATTGCAAATCAAAAAAATATTTTTATAAGATTTTTTTTTTAAAATTTGCTTTTTTAAAAAACTATGTAGTAGAATATCATAATCGTGAACAAAGAGGTAAATAAATGAATAATAAAGTTTGGCTTACGCAAGAAGAGTTAGCAGAAAGATGGAGAAAGTCTCCTAGAACATTAGCAAACTACAGGGCGCAAGGTAAAGGCCCAGCCTATTCTAAAATGGGTGGCAAAGTTCTTTATGATCTTCAGGTAGTAGAAGAAACAGAAAATCAATCACGCATCGAACCAGTTACAAGTTAATTGGTAAACGCAAGGTCGAAAGGCCGCAGAGGAGAGCTAGAGTGCATACAGCAAATAGAACAACTGTTGGGGATCAAATTGGAAGTTAATTACAGTCAATCATTTGGTGGCGGACACGACATACTTGGTTGTCCTGGTTACGCAATAGAAGTCAAAAGACGCAGAGCAGTATCACAAGCCGATCTAAAAAACTGGTGGGATCAATCAGTTAAACAAGCACTTAAAGTTAATCTGTTACCTTGTCTTTGGTACAGAGCTGACAGAGCAGATTGGAAAGTAGCCATACCAGATGTCTACGCACACAAAAACAATTTATTTCCCATAGAAGATTTCAACATAGCATCGGTTATGTCAACAGAACTGTGGGCAGCAATTATGAGAGAGGAGTACAACATTGGCACACGCAACACTAGCACCGAGTAGCATAAGCAGAGTGATTAGATGTCCTGGCTCAGCAATACCAAACGCTGAAGCACCTAATACATCTTCGTTTCCTGCTGCAAGGGGAACAGCGATACATGAAATGTGCGAACAGTTATTGAAAGACAGATTAGATGGAATCACTCTTTCTGATTATTGGTTAGGCAGAACAGTTGAGCTTGAAGGTTTTGCTATAGAGATAGGGCAAGAAGAAATAGACATAGCAGAAACTTACGTCAACTACATCAGACAAAGAACAGAAGAACTCAATGGAAAACTATTAATAGAAGAAAAAGTTTATCTTAATGAGATCAGCGATGATTGTTGGGGAACAGCAGATGCAGTAATTCTTGGAGAAGGTAATCGCATGGTCATTGCAGATTTGAAGTCTGGTAATTTTCCAGTTGATGTAAATTTTAACGAACAATTAATGACATATAGTTTAGGAGCATTGGCGAGATTTGGTAATGAAAATACAGTCATAGAAATGACGATCATTCAACCAAGCAAAAAATCTTTTCACAAAGATGGGCCTATTAGAAGTTTTGATATTCAAGCTGTCGATCTAGTAGATTGGGGTTTCAATATCTTAAAACCAGCGTGTGAGGAAGCATTGGGTGAATATCCAACCTACAACGCTGGAGATTGGTGTCGGTTTTGTGCATACAAACCTGACTGTGTAACATTTCAAAATAACCTGGAGGTTAAACAATGAAAGAAGAAGAGAAAGCGTTATTATCTTTTGAAGATAAAGACGGAAATAACAGACAAATCTTTAACAAAGATTTGACAGATAGTGTTCAACCCTTGGTAGAAGAAATCCAACAGGATTTAAAAGCCGAGCAAGAACTTACCTCAACATTTAATGAGGCAACTAAAGTTATGCATCATATGCAATCTGTTCGTAGGAACATTAGTAATGCGTTAGAAAAACTAGAGGCAGCATTACCGCCTTACAAAAAGCCAGTAAAAATACATGGTGTTGATAGTGAGGTGGAGAAATGAGTCTAGCTGCAATCCAAAAGAAAGCGAAAGCGAAACCAAGCATTGTAATTATCTATGGCCCTTCTGGTCTTGGTAAAACTACACTTGCTGTTGGTTCTAAAGATCCCATAGTTATACAAACCGAAGAGGGTTTAGGTATCTTAACTAAGAACCGAGACATACCGCATTTCCCATTGGCAAAAGATTACGATACTTTCTATGGTTATCTCAAGTCGTTGGTTGATGAAAAGGAACTACCTTACTCAAGTCTAATTTTAGATTCACTTGATTGGTTAGAGCCATTAATACATCAAAAGACTTGCGAGACACATAAGCAACCAAGCATTGAATCGTTTGGTTATGGTCGTGGCTATTCTGAATCATTAAAATATTGGCGAGAAGTTTTAGACTTGCTCAATAGATTAAGAAACGAAAAGTCTATGCGAATTGTTTTGATTGCACACAATCAAATCAAAGCGTTTCACGATCCAAGCACAGAGGCTTACGACAGGCATGAGTTAAAAATGCACAAAGCTGCATCAGCTTTGGTGTTAGAGGCAAGTGATATGTGTTTGTTCCTTAACTATAAAAAGGGAACAGTCAAAGTACAAGGTAACAAAGGACTAACCAACAAAACTGTGCAATCAGGAAGAATATTAGTTACGACTGAATCACCTGCTGCGGTTGCTAAAAACAGATATGGTTTACCAGAGGAAATCCCAGTCGTTGAAGAAGGCGATGATTTTATTGTCAGAGCTGAAAAGACTTGGGCAGAGATTGGTAAGTTAATCAATAAAACTTAATGGCAAAGTTATCACATGACGATGCACTCTACTACATGAATAGAGCAAAGGTATTGTTGGATCATGTAACAGAACAAAATGGGGAACACGATCATCTTCTACCCATTGGCGGTAACAAAGAGTTGGTAGAAATTACCAAGGACTTGTCCGAACTGATTGATCGTACAGGTGACTTTGAAGAGTACGATCTCGGATAAGTTTTTTTAGTGTTAATTTTTTTACGGAGGTAATTATGGTTGATTTAACACAATATAATGGCGGTGAGGCGTTTGACACAGCTAATTCAAATGGGAGTGGGGGAAGTTCTTTAGAACCAGGTCGCTACATTTTGCATTACGCTGGTTCAGACATGATAGAAGGGAAGAACAACTGGAAAGCATTGAAGATGCTTTTTGAGGTTGACGGAACGACTATCAATGTCAGCAACACTTTTACTATGGGATCTGATAATCCTAAAGCAGTAGACATAGGGCAAAACTCTTTGATGCTGTTTATGAACGCAGTTGGTGTCAACTCAATGAAAAATACTGACCAGCTAATCGGTAAGTCAGTATCAGCAGAGTTAATAAGAGCTGACTCTGGTTATTTAGAAATCAAAGAAGACTTTGGTAAAACTTGGCAAATCGTAGGCGTTGTTAAGTCAGAGCCAAAAGAAGAACCTAAACCAGATTCTTCAGTTGAAGACGCTATACCTTTCTAAGTATGACCTAGTAAATCGGAGACCAACCCTATGCGGTTATTGTCATGGGTTGGCTGCTCCGATGTTTACTAAATTTCAGGGCAATAGGTATGGTGGGTGTTCATTAGATCACCTTGATAAAATTCAACGAGGAGAAAAAATGCAAGAGATAAAAAATTTTGCAAACATAAACGAAGAGGGTTTAGATTACGCTTTGGGGAAAGCTAAATCAGTTTATACAGATACACAAAAGAAAACAGGATCTTACGAATTACATAAGTGGTCGAAAGAACAGCGTCTAGCGTTTGTTCATTCGTTGGTGCGTTCTTATCTGAATCATGCTCATCATCAAGCAAAGACAGGTGAGAGCAGGAATGACTGATCTAACACAATTTTTTGGTGAGAAAGGGTTAGCGATAGATTCTAACTTTGCTTTTGCAGACAATGGCAAGAGCATACATGACTTAATTAACGAAATGCAGTCTAGAGGTCTGCTGGTTGATTTCGTGGACACTAGCGGAGAGCTAGTGCGTTGTAAGGTAGGAGCAGTTGACGGAGTTAGGCCCGACAAGTCTGGGGAGCAGTCAGGCTATTATGTTTACAATCAAATAGACGCAGAAAAATTTGTTTGCGTGTTTGGTAATTGGCGTACTTCTTTTGAGGGGAAGTTCCTTAGTTATTCAGCCAACGATTTAACGCCAGGTCAACAACAAGACCTACAACGCAAGTTGGAAGAGGCAAATAACAGGAGACAGGAAGCTAAGACAAAGCAGCAAGAAGAAGTTAGCGTATACGCAAAAGAAAAGTTTGAGTTGGCTGAAGATGTTATTCAACATAAGTATTTAGACGATAAAAATATAAAAAATTACGGATTAAAACAAGCAAATGGTAATCTGCTTGTCGGTGTGTATTCTATCACCAAAACTAATACAGGAACATTAGTAAAAGATATAAAAAGCCTACAATATATCTTTCCCAACGGAGATAAAAAGTTTGTTGGTGGTGGAGCTGTTAGAGGCAATGTCAATCTGATTGGTTGCGATGTTTACGATCTATTGCATTTACCAAATTTAATTGTTTGTGAGGGGTACGCAACAGGAGCTTCGATTTACGAGGCTACAGGTATTCCCTGCATGGTTGTATTTAGTGCTAATTTTTGTTTATCAGCGTGTACCAAATTGCGTGAGATAACAGGTCATAGCAACACAAAGCTAATATTAGCGTTAGACAACGATAAAAACCAAGTTGGCAATACTAAAGCCAACGAAGTTGCGACAGCAGTACAAAACAGCGTGGTAAGACTTCCAAGCATTATTGGAGATTACAACGATCTAGCTAATGAAAAGGGGAATGAGCAAGTCAAACTTGAGCTTATGGACAGTAAGTTTAATGTTCGTAAGTATGCCATTCGTAATCTTATTAACTCTCCTCCAGAAATCGAATGGCTGGTTGATGCGTTTATTCCCCTTTCTCGACCTGGTATTTTAGCTAGTGTTGGCGGTGTTGGTAAATCTCTTTCAGCTATTCAGTTAGCGTTGCAAGTTGCAATCGGTGGCAGTTGGTGGGGTAAACAAATAAAACAGCGTGGCAATTCTATTATTTGGTCAGCAGAAGATGATTTAGCCGAGGTACACAGGAGGATTGAAACTTTAGATCCAGAGGGAAAACGATTTGATTCACCCTACGATGTTTATGTAATGCCGATACCAGAAATGACAGAGCCAATGATTTTGTTAAGGGAAGAGGGCATTACAGCTATGGGCCAAGAAGTATTAGAGGAGTTATTAAACATCAATAACTTAAAACTTTGTGTGTTTGATCCTCTCCAGGCATTTACTACAGGCAATATTAGTTCTAGCAACGAAGTTGGCCAGTTGTGGGGAAGTTATTGCTCCAACATAAGTGCGAGAACAGGAGCAACGTGTTTAACGATTCATCATTTATCTAAATCAGCTTTGAGCAATGATTCTGACGACGCAATGTCTCATCGTAGTGAAATTCGTGGAGCAAGTTCTATTGTTGACGGAGCAAGATTTGCCATTGCTATGTGGGTGGCAGACGAAGAAACCACCGAGAAAGTTTGCTCAGAACAAGGCATGGATTTTAATAGAATGTCAGTTGTAAAGGCAGGATTGGTCAAAAGTAATTCAGGTAATGTTGATTACGCAGTTAAGACATTGATACGCAAAGATGCAGTATTAGAAATTTTAGATAATAATAAGTCATTTGAGTGGAATTAATGAACGATACAGTCAAAGCAGTAATATTTATTAAAGATGCAATTAATCTTAGCCAAGATGAATTGAAGGAGAAGTTTAAAGAGGCGGTTGACAACAATGAGATCAACCATTTTGAAATAAAAAGTAAGGGGAAAGGAATTGAAAAATAGGAATTTAGATAATCACGATAATTGGCAAACACCAAAAGAACTGTATGACTCGCTTAATGATGAATTTAATTTTGATTTTGATCCATGTCCAATTTGTTTTGATGAAATAACACCAGATAAAGATGGATTGCTGATTGAGTGGGGTAAAAGAAACTTTATTAATCCGCCATATTCTAAGAAATTAAAAGACTCGTTTGTAAAAAAAGCTATTGATGAGGCAAATAAGGGCAAACTTTGTGTTTGTTTGTTGCCTGTAAGCACAAGTACAATTTTATTCCACGACCATATTAAACCAAATGCGAGTGAGATTAGATTTATTAAAGGCAGAGTTAAATTTATTGGCATAAATACTTTCGGAGAAAAAGTATCAAATAAACCAGGTATGCACGACAGCATGATAGTAATTTTTAAAAATAAAATTTAGGGGAAAGGAATTGAATATTGAAATATTGAAAGGCGATTGCATCGAATCATTAAAGAAACTAGAAGATCAATCTATTAACACCTGTATAACTAGTCCACCTTATTGGGGACTGCGTAATTACAACGATGAATCTAAGCAGCTGGGCATGGAAGATACACCGGAAGAGTTTGTAGAGAACCTAGTTAATGTATTCAAAGAGGTCAAACGAGTATTAAGAGATGATGGAACTGTTTGGCTTAATCTTGGTGATAGTTATGGACAACAAAAGGGCAAAGGATTTAATGCAAATGCAAAAGAAGGTTATCTTGTAAGTAGGAGAAAAGAATTACAAAAAAAACAAGGAAACATTAATATAAAAACAAATTTACCGCCTAAAAATTTAATTGGTATACCTTGGCGTGTAGCTTTTGCTTTACAGGCTGATGGTTGGTGTTTACGCCAGGATATTATTTGGCATAAGCCTAACCCAATGCCAGAAAGTGTAAAAGATAGATGCACTAAAGCACATGAATATATTTTTTTATTAACCAAGAAGGCTAAATACTATTACGACCATGAGGCTATTAAAGAGGATGCTAAGTATCCTAATGGGCCAAACAGTCCTCACAAAATAAAAGCTGTAGATAATGTTTATTCTGCAAATTTGCAAAAGATAGGTGCTAACCCAAAAAGAAATAAAAGATCTGTATGGACTATAACTACCAAACCATTTAAAGGCGCACACTTTGCCACTTTTCCAAAAGATTTAATCGAACCATGCGTTTTAGCTGGTTGTCCAGAAAAAGTTTGTGTCGAGTGTGATACGCCTTATAAACGAAAGGTAGAAATAAAAAGAACACCAAGATGGGAATTATCGCCAGATGATCCTAGGTATAGGCCCAATAAGTATGAAAATGCTCACGATTCATTAAATGGTAATACTAGACATAGCGTTACTGAAACAAAACCTTTGGGCCTTGAAAAACAATGCGATTGCAAAACCAATGAAACCAAAGCTGGTACAGTTTTAGATCCCTTTGGCGGTTCTGGAACAACGGGGATTGTTGCAGCACAACACAGTAGAAATGCAGTTCTATTGGAGCTGAACCAAGAATACATAGATTTAGCTAATGCAAGAATTAATAAAGAATTAGGAATGTTTGGACAAGGAGTACAAAATGATTAATTACCCATGCGGTTGGTTTGACGTTGAACAATTACCAGGAGGATCGAGAGCAAAATGAAATGTTTTAATTGTGATGCCAATATGAAGTTGGAAAGAGAAAAGGATATTAGCCGATATAACCATTGTTTTGATCTAAAGTTGAGTTTTAGTTGTCAAGAATGTGGAGCTGTGGCAAATGCTTATCCACCCAAAGATGATCCATTAGATGAACCAATTAGGCGAAGTGGTGAATATCATGGGTAAGGGTGATATGCCAAGACCAGGATCTTATTCACAAGAATACAAGGATAATTGGGAACGTATCTTTGGTGATAAGGCAAAAGCCAGAAAGAAAATACCAGCTCATGCTAAGTCTAAAATGCATCAAGATAAGACAAAATATGATAGAAATAAGGTCAAAAAGAAATAGTTTTTATGGAAGTTCTGTTAAGACTTTATAGAAGATCTGTTAAGACTTTATAGAAGATCTGTTAAGACTTTAACGTAATGTAGTTAAGCATATCCATAACATAACATAACATATAGGGAGAAATGGTCTAAAGACCATTTTCCCCAAGAATAATTAGAAGAGGAGGAGTTGAATTGGTTGATAAGTTCTGGTGGATTACAACGGATAGTGTAATTGAAAAAGACGTGGGTTTTGTGGCCCATGGGGTAGCGAAGAAGTATAAAAGTTTTGCGAAGCTGAAAGGGGTGGTCTGGAAGTGGTTTAGACGCCAGGCAGGGAGAACCGATCTTAATGCAGCAGAGACTATTGTTCTTTGGTCGATATGTGAACGTCATAGGGCGGAAAGTATGAGCTGTCGTGATGCGTTTAGTTATTTAGCAAAGATGACAGGGTTAACGCCGAAAACAGTTGGTAAGGCTATTCAATCTTTAGTGGATAAAGAAGTCATTTGGTTGGCGGTAGAGGGTGAGAGGGTACTCTTGCGGAAAGCAAGACGGAATGGGAGGAAACATATCCTCCTCATTGGTTTAGGGGTGGCCTTGGTTGAGGAGGGTGATTAAAAGTTCTCAAATATCCTGATAGCTATATAAATACCTATCAGGACAGTAAGCCAGATTAAGAAACCTATACCGAATATGAAGCCTATTATCTCAATCATTTAAACCTCTTGGCTTTCATAAGGTGATATATGCCTACAACCACAGCTAGGACAATCATCATCTGCTTGGTAATCCCATTCATCCTCCCAAGTGTCATTGCACTCTGGACACTCATAATAGTTTAACCAAATAGTTTTTATTTCCTCATATACTTGACTCACAATGCACCCCCTATATTCTCCACCTTGGTTTTCTTTCGCTTGTCTCTAGGGTACTCAACAACCACTCGACCACTAGCGAAACGTGTTTCAATTCGTCCTGGTCTTATATCAAGCATGGTTATTTGTCCGTCAAGCTGCTCTTGGTCTAAGCGTTGGCGTTGTTCTTCTACTTTGTCGCTATGCTGTGTCATTTGTTTACCTTGGTTTTCCATTGATTAAAAAAAGTTTTTCTCGCCCAATTTAAAACCATTTCTTTTTCTTCTTCTGATTCAAATTTAGCGTTGCGAATTGCAGGTTCTATTAAGTTAGCGTGTTCATTTTGTTTGCTAAAATCTTTTTTGGTGTTGATATATCTGTTATACATTTTTAATTACTCCTATTGCGTTTTAAATAATAGCTTTTTCTTGTTCGATAAACTCAGCAATTTTATTCCTAAGTTTACATATTTCTTTAAATTCTGGGTGTTCAATATCTATTGAAGCTACCCCATATTTTTCTAATAAGTTATAAAAATCATCTTGAAATTTTATAAATTCGTTATCTGATAATTCTATTGAACTGTATTTAATTTGCATATTTAATTACTCCTATTGAAATGCTATTTGCTTTATTAAGTTTTCTATTGATGCCAAGGTTTTTTTCTCCTCTGGTGTTTGCTTGGCCTTGGTTATTAATGGTCTACCTCTATCGGCTAGGGCGTTGATGATTAAATCCCTTTCCTTATCGGTGGCTTGTAGTTTAAGAATTGGCATTAGATAACCGCCTTTGCAATTATGATTATTATAAAAACCATGAGAGCAACAAAGATTAGATTTTCCGTCATCTCTCTGGCTACATCGTTCCAAGGTTTAGGTTGTCTTGGTTTGTTGAATTGTTGTGCGTAATCTTTCATTAAGCTACCTTTTTAGTTAAGCCAAAATCTTCCATGATTTCTTTTGTAGGAACTTTGTCTAAGTTCTCGTCAAAGCCAATGGTAATAGAATATGTTTCTAAACCAATACCACGCTCATTTTCAAAACCATGTTCTACCAACATTGGTTCAAGAATTGAATTAGTTGAAACCTTTTTTTCAAAAGCTATTTTTCTTGCTTCATTAGCAAGTTTATTGGGTAATTCTTTTCTATTCATACTACTCATTCTCTCTCTCCTAATGTGTAACCTTTATTGGCTACATGATAATTATAACTCATAAAACATCACAGAAGTACATAACAAGGGCAGAAAAGTGGTCTTTTTGTATAAAAATGGCGGTTTTTCCTATAAAATCGGCATATAAAAGGGGTATTAATGGAACAAAAAGAACAGAAACTTCCTAAAAAATCAGGTAGAAAACGTATTAAATTAGACTTAGACCAGGTCGAAACTTTGGCAGCTCGTGGTCTTGGTACTTCTCAGATTGCTAGAGCTATGGGCGTTTCATGGAATACTATAGATCGCAATAGAAAAAGATCTGTAGATTTTGAAGAGTCTATTAAAAGGGGAAAGGCAAGAGGGTTGGCTCAAGTAACAAATGCTCTTTTTGAATCGGCAACCGAAAAAAATTCAGTCGTGGCCCAAATCTTTTATCTCAAGAATCAAGATCCTTCTATTTGGAAAGATAGGGTTGAGAACGTACACGCAACATTAAACTTAAATGATGTAATTAATGGAGCAAAGACCAGACTTGGCGGTTCTATGACAAATATAATTGATGCGAAAGAAATAAACCCTTTACCTACAAAGGATGAAGAAGGGGAACAACTCGTTTCAAAGAAGTTACAAGAAAAAAACACTAAGGGTTAGCGTTGGTTAATATTTCCCCCCAAAGATCAAGCCAACTGGAAGTAAAGAAAACCCTCTTTAAAAGCTCCTCGCATAAATTTAAAGCAATCCCTTTACTTCCACTTATAGTAAGCACTTACTTACGTAAGTTAGTACTCACTATCGCTGCATACCCCTCCCTTGCGTTTCGATGCGGGGGTAGTGTACGAGGAACTGTTGAACTAAAATTTTTTTATTTTTTTTAATATGAAGTACGGAGTAAAACAAGAACAAGAACTCATGACCGAAATCTGGTCAATGAATATCAAGAACGATCCCTACAACTTTGTTAAGTTCATCTTCCCTTGGGGAGAACCAGGCACACCCCTCGAAGAATTTACAGGCCCTCGCAAGTGGCAGGAAAAAATTTTACGAGATATTTCCATACACATACAACGCAACAACGGAAAGACTACACCAGAGATGTTTAGACTTGCAGTCGCAAGTGGTCGTGGTATCGGCAAATCAGCCTTGGTCGCATGGCTCATACTTTGGATGCTCTCAACCAGAGCTGGTTCTACCATTATCGTTACCGCTAACACCGAACAGCAGCTTAGAAGTAGAACTTGGGCGGAACTAGGTAAATGGCTAACGCTTTCCATTAACAATCATTGGTTTACAAAAACAGCTACCACAATTAAACCCGAAGGTTGGTTTGAAGAAGCACTCAAAAGGGATCTAAAAATAGATACTGGCTACTACTACGCCCAAGCGCAGTTATGGAGTGAAGAAAATCCAGATGCATTTGCTGGTATTCACTCTAACTACGGAGTTTGTCTCATCATGGATGAGGCATCAGGTATACCAGCACCTATATATTCCGTATCAGAGGGGTTTTTCTCCGAACCAACCGAAAATCGCTTTTGGTTTACCTTCTCTAACCCACGCAGAAACACAGGCCCGTTCTATGATTCCTTCCATTCCAAGCGTAAATTCTGGGAATTAGAGCAAATCGACTCACGCACAGTCGAGGGAACTGACCAAAACCTCTTCCAATCCATGCTTGAACAATATGGTGAAGATTCAACAGTCGCTAGAGTTGAAGTTCTAGGTGAGTTTCCCCATGCAGACGATGATTCTGTTATACCAATGGAACTTGCTAGAGCAGCACAGGGCAGAGACGTTTCACTTAGCACAAGTGATCCGATAGTTTGGGGATTAGACGTGGCTAGATTTGGTGGCGATAACTCAGCACTGTGTATCAGACAAGGCAACACAGTTTTTGAAATTAAAACTTTTAAATCAATGGATTTAATGCAATTATGCGGTGCGGTTAAAAATTTATACGATGATGCAACCGCAACAAACAGACCACAAGAGATTCTTATTGACGTAATTGGTTTAGGTAGTGGTGTTGTTGACAGACTCTCGGAACAAAGTTTACCCGTCAGAGGTGTAAACGTAGCTGAGTCTCCAGCGACCAGTAAAAACTATTTGAACCTGAGAGCAGAGCTTTGGTTTGCGATAAAAGATTGGTTGGCGCAACGTGATTGCCGACTTCCTTATGATGATGAGCTTGTAGCGGAATTGGTTGCGCCTTCCTACAAATATACATCAACAGGAAAAATAAAAATAGAGTCCAAAGAGGAAATGAAAAAAAGAGGAATCAAATCACCAGACAAAGCAGACGCACTTGCATTAACCATGGCAAGTTCGGCAGCAAGTTTTGGTGGAGGAACTTCCTTTTTAGGTTATAATTTCAAAAAACCTTTAAAATCCAAAATTCTACGAGTAGGTTAATAAATGGAAATGAACAAAGAACAAGATGCCAAAGACACAGTTAGTCAAGAAGCTAACGAAGAAGAACTGCAAGGCATCCTAAAATCAGAACTAGACGATGCTAGAGATTACATCGAGCAAGTAGGCGAAGATAGAGCCGAAGCAACCGAATATTATTTAGGTGATGCACCCAATGGACAAAGCTCCATGCAGTCAGAGTATGTTTCAACAGACGTTAGAGACAGCGTACTGTTTATGCTTCCGTCTATCATGCGAACTTTCTTTGGTACTAATAAAATAGTTGAGTTTGTCCCACGCAACGCAGAGGATATTCCCCTTGCCACGCAACAAACCGACTACATCAACTACATCATTCAACAAAAAAACCCTGGTTTCAAAGTTATGTACGATGTGTTTAAAGACGCACTCATTAGAAAGACTGGTTTTGTCAAAGCCTATTGGGATGACAGCATAACTGCATCCACTCACGAATACACAAACGTATCACCAGAAGGTTATCAAGCTCTTATGCTAGATCCCGATGTTGAAATGGTTAAAGAGAAAGTAGAAATGCAATCCATGACGATCATCAACCCTGAAACGGGTGAAGAGATTACACAGGAAACTCCTGTTAGTTATGACCTAACTATTAGACGAGTCAAAGGCAAAAACCAAGTGTGTATCGAAAGCATACCACCCGAAGAAGTTTTAATATCTAGGTATGCAAGAGACTTACACAGTTCTCCTTACGTTGCACATCGCATGATTAAAACTGTTAGCGACTTGGTTGCTATGGGTTATGACAGAGAAGACATGGAACAATACGCTGGTTCTGGTAATTTAATTGACGCTGAAACTTTTGAAGAAGAAGAAGCAAGAAACCCATACTCAGACGGAATTTTTGACGCAAGAAACGATGCAGGACAAAAAAATGTTTTGTACGTTGAACACTATTTATTTTATGATTTAGATGGCGATGGAATAGACGAAAGAATAAGAGTATGTACTGTTGGCAATGGCTTAAATATAGTAAATACAGCTCAATGGGATGAATTACCGATAACTCTCTTCTGTCCTGATCCCGAACCGCACACCTCCATCGGTTCATGTCCAGCAGACTACTTGAAACCTATTCAAGCTGCTAAGTCTCAAATTATGCGAGACACGCTTGATAGTCTGGGCCACGCCATCTTCCCTCGCATGGGAGTCGTTGAAGGACAAGTCAACATTGACGATGTTCTCAACACCGACATAGGACAACCCATTAGAATGAGAGCGCCAGGTATGGTGCAACCATTTGCAGTTCCCTTTGTTGGTAAAGAGGCTTTCCCAGTTCTCTCTTACTTAGACGAAGCCAAAGAAAATAGAACAGGTGTATCTAAAGCATCGGCAGGACTAAACGCTGACGCATTACAAAGCTCAACTGCATCGGCAGTCTCAGCTACTATGTCAGGCGCACAAGGCAGAATAGAACTTATTTGCCGACACTTTGCCGATGGCATGAAAGATTTATTTAAACTGGTCAACAGCTTGGTAGTTAAACACCAAGACCAACCAGACATGGTAAGACTTAACAATGAGTTTGTACCTATTGATCCTCGTTACTGGGATAGCGACAAAGATTTAATTGTCAACGTAGCTATTTCTAAATCTAGCGACATGGAAAAAATGAGTGTGCTAACCCAACTCGCACAAAAGCAAGAACAAATGCTTCAAACTCTTGGGCCAAACAATCCATTGGTATCACTACAACAATACTCAAACACCATTGGTAAAATGATTGAAATGGCTGGTTTCAAAGACGTACAATCCTTTATCAATACTGAAGTACAACCGATACCACAACAACCACCACAACCAACTGCTCAAGACAAACTAGCCGAAGCTGAAATGCAAAAAGCTCAAGTCTCAGCACAAACAGCTATGATTAACGCTGAAACAGATCGCATGAAAATCATTATGGATGATGACAGAAACCGAGATGAGACTGAGGCAGAGATGTTGATGAAAGCTGCTGAATTAAAAGCTAAGTATGGCGCACAAATCAATGTTGCAGAAGTCAACGCACTTATGGAAAGAGACAGAGAAACCATAAGACAAATTGCCAAGACACAAGCACAAGGATTGTTTACAGGCAATGGCACTTAAAATATTTGACATAGAAGTTCTTGAAGATGACTTGGTTTATGTTGGTAGCGACATAAGAGCCAAAAACAAAAAAGCAGCCATAGAAATATTAAATTTAATGTCTGGTGGAGTCATTACAGAAGAATCAGAAATATTAAAATGTGAAGAAAAAACTATTCACTAATTATGGCAACACCAAGAAGAGGCAAGGCAAAAGTAAAAGTAACCGCATCTGGTAAAAAAGTTAGTTATGGTCAAGCAGGAAACGCCAAAGGTGGTGGGCCTAGAGTTAAACCAGGAACATCTAAGGGTGATTCATATTGCGCTAGAAGTCTTGGCATAAAAAAAAGATTATCGAAGAAAAAACAAAATAACCCAAACACTCCAAACAATCTATCAAGAAAAAGATGGAAATGTGTTGGAGCTAAATCCAAAAGAAAATAAGGAGATAACTATGTCGCTATATGATAATATGAACAGACGAAAAAAAGCTGGAACAAGTAGGAGCAAAAGCAAATCTACAATTACATCAAAAGCATTTGCAGCTATGAAAGCTGGTTTTCCTAAAAAGAAAAAATCCAAAAAAAATAAAAAATAACGGAGATAATTATGCCAAAAGGAAAAGGAACTTACGGATCTAAAAAAGGCAGACCGCCTAAAAAGAAAAAAACTAAATCTAAAAAAATGAAGTATTGATTATGAAAGGCGTTAATCATTACAAAAGAGATGGCACTTTACACAAAGGCAATATGCACAAAATGCCTAATGGAAGTTTACACTCAAATAAATCTCACACTAGCACAAGTGTAAAATTATTTCATTTTGGAGAACTAAGCGAAACAGCCAAAAAGAACGCTAGAAAAAATAGGTAATGATTGATAAACTCATCAAGCCTGTTAGCGATATTTTGGATAAGTTTGTTGCTGACAAGGATCTTAAATTAAAACTATCTCACGAATTAGAAAAAGAAATTGTTTCTTTAAACAGAGCGCAGATAGAACTTAATAAGGTTGAAGCTGCTCATGAGAATGTCTTTGTTGCGGGATGGCGACCTTTCATTGGTTGGGCCTGTGGCATTGCATTGGTCTATCACTTTTTAATAGAACCAATCATTCAATACATATTAATTATTTCAGGCGCAGATTTTAGAACTCCTGAATTTGATTTTAGCCAACTCTCAACAATCGTTATGGCAATGCTTGGCATGAGCGGTTTAAGAACTTTTGAAAAAGTTAAAAAATAATGTGATTGTGTATGAAAAACAAAAATTACATAGATTGGGAACAATATCCCAACTTTTCACCTGAAGAGTTTGCTTGTCAACATTGCGGTGAAAATGGTATTAGTCAATTACTTTTAGATAAGTTACAATCACTAAGAACGGAACTTGATTTTCCTTTCATCATTACATCTGGTTATCGTTGTAAAGATCA